TTTAAGGTGCTGTTCTATGTCTTTGATGTATGCTGCTGATGAATCCGTTAATAATGCATTCATTATCCTAAGAGAAGCTTGGTATGATATGTTTCTTCCTTTGTATCCATTTCTACCTATAGCCCTAGCTATTAAAAAGGCAGCAGATTTTAAGCTTCTACCGCTACTAGGCCCAATACCCTTAGCCTTCATCCAAGCCTCTATAGAAGTGCTTGGAGGAGCTTTGGCTCCCTTTCTTCTGCCTGTATGCAAAGTGGCAAATGACTTACTTCCGCCAACAGCTATTCCTATAGAATCTGTTGTTTCAAATATATTAGAATAAACACTGCTAGCGGTTTGGCCAGTGGCGTTTATCTCCGCCTCTCCCATATAAGTCTTTATGGCCTCTTGTATCTTTGGGCCATACTTCTCCATTACCACTCTGAGGTTATTTCTATTCACAGGTGCTGAAGTTATCGTTAGGCATTTGTACAGATAGCGTTATTCCCCATCCAGCTAATTCATTCTCAAAACGATCCTGGAAAGGCTCAGCAGTGACTTCTCCTGTTACTTGAAGGTCACTGTTCTCTAATAGCGCTCCTCTTCTTAAATGGCTCTGTAAGTCGTTAGCAACCGACAGTTGCGTGTTTAGTATATCTTGCAAGTTATCATTACCGTAAAATGAATCGTAAGTATTAGCATTCTTGTTCTTGTCGACAATATCCATAGATAATACACTAATGTCTGCTGTCATAACGTAGTCACTAAAGACTACGTTTCCTATGCTTATATGTGATAATGGGAATATAGTTGTCTTAGTTAAGTCAACCTCCATTATATCACCAAAAGTTACCGTATTGGTAATATTGTTGGCTCTTAGCCTATCTTTGATTTTGTCTAGTAATTCGTATATTTCTTTCATTTTATTTTCTTAATGGCCGCAGCTTCTAATTGGTTCTTCTCTTTCTCAAACTCAAGCCAACTTAAGGCTTGCGTGACTTTAAGTTTTGTAACTTCTTCAAACTTGAGGAGGTCTCCCTGAGCGATTGCATAAACTGATTGATACCAACCCCATTTTCTGCCAAAGCTTGCTTCAGCTCCGAGTCCTCCTTCTGAGCCTCCTTCTGTAAATAGCCCATCAAATAAATTGACAGTTCTTTCCCTAAACGATAAAAAAAAACCACAGCCCCCATTGCTATATCTATAGGCATATCTTTCATTACCTCTGAATATTTATCTGAGCTCTCGTAGTCTTCTATAAGATACATTCCCTTTTTGTCAAACGTAACAGGACGATACAATACAGCCATAGCTTTATGCATATCACTCCAGTCAGACATATAAGTGTCTAAGTCTACAAACTCACCTAAGGATATGCTGTCGAGCTTGGGTATAAACCCAAACTCTACCTCATCTCCATTTGGGTCCTTTAATGAGAACCTACTTATCATAGGAGTATCTCCTTTAAACAACTCATTGAGGTGTGTAATTACAAAGTTGAAGTCAGTAAGCTTCATATTGTAGGCTTCCTTTAAGGTCAGCCCACAAAAGACCTCTAGCATCTTAAGATTAAGAAACTCTGGGTCCTGTGCATCTTTGTTCTCTTCAGATAACTTATAAAACTTTTGATATTCTGAAAGCTTAATTCCTCTTAACGACTTGGGGATGTCTATCTTTAATTGCTTCATACTAATATAACCATTATTCAGTGTCAGTGTACCATAAGCAGACCAAAACAAAAGATGGAAAAATTAGTTATATTAATATAGAATTGTAATTGTGAAGTCACAAACGAAAACAATGACAATTAAATCTTCTATTGAGGGTTAATATAGAGGTTTAGGGTAACTATGTTTTTTTCTGAAGTAGATCCTAAATGGCTTGATTTTATTAAACCTGATATACTATACCCGTCCGATCTCATTTTACGTTGATTTTACTAAACTGGATATACTATAACCGATTAAGCCCGTTTTACGTTCCTTTCCTTAGCGGGCCGCAAATCTCTAGCTAGGGATAAGATACATATCCTATGTTTAAGGCCCTTAGAAGCCCTGTGGGGGCCTCCTGGGGCCTGTTATCGTTTGGTTGATTCGTTTTAACGGCTGAGTATACCACAAAAAAAAGCCCGATTAAAAATCAGGCTCTTATAAATTTACTCAATTATTATATTAGGTGCAATACTTTTTATTTATATAGTCTTTTATTTGTTTGATACTGTCATTGTCAAACCATTCCAAAAAGTCCGTCGGCTTTAGGTCAAACCTATATAACCTGTCATTTGTTTCAAAGTCAATATATATATTGTTGACGTCCTTTTGTGGGAGCATTAACCCACAAATATTTACTTCTTCGTGTATTGTTTCTTGTATCTTCATTTTGTTAAGTTTATAAAATCCTTTTGGTTAATCTGTGTTTTAAAGTTTGTTTCATTAGTTAAATAATAACTGTCTTTTATTTCCAAGATCTTGACCGCTGTATTAATTGGGTAAAGTCTTTTAATCTCCCGCGCGTATTGGCGCGCGTGGTTAAATTGCTGTTGTGATTTGCTCATATTGTTTTGTATTTAGTTTATTGCTATTAATTATAAAGCCTGTTTTATCTTCTTTGGCCTTGCGGCCCTTAGCCCTTAGGCCTAATATAACGCCGGACTGGTTAATCATTACCAGGTCGGAAGTGTCCCCGTCTACCACCTTAAAGCCTTTGTATTGGTCCGGCAATTGATCCGAGAAGACCGCCGACACATTAGCCCCGAGGCTTAAGGCCTCGAGGGCCTCGGCCTCATTATCTTCAGCCCTGGAATATGTAAGCGTATAATTAAATGCGTTTATATACTTTTTTACTTTGCCTAAGATTTTGGTATAGTCGTAAAATACAGCGACGGGCGCCAGGGCCGTAATATCAAGGCCCGCATATTTTTTTAATAGATATATAAAATCCTGGTCGCTGGTCCCGTTTAAACGAAAGGCAATTTGTTCGCCTTTCTTTTTTGCTTTGGCCGTTTCTTTGATTATTTCCCCGGCCAGCTTTTTAATAAATAAAGACTTATCACTTATATAAAAGTTTGTTTTATTTATTCGCGCATTTTGTACGCTGTTAAAAGCCCCGCGGCCCGCGTTATATAAACAAGCAAGCGCGCAACCTTTGGACGCTTTAGGGCATAGATTGACCCCGGTTGAATTTTGGGTATGTGGTGCCAGGTATAAAATGAAAGTTTTAATTTCATTCTTTGCTGTTTTCGCGTTGGTATGGCCCGGGCTCAATAACCGGGCCGGTATCTTGTAAGTTTTCATTTGTTATATGTTTAAAAGTTTAGACTCCAAAAAGGACTCAATAAAACCAGCGGGCAAATTAAATGTTTTATCCTCCGCTGTTATTGTGGCTTCTATTATCTCGGCTTCATTGGCCCCGGGGGTTTCATAGTCCCCGGCCCAATCAGTAAGTAATAAAGTATATTCTAGTTGATAGCCGTCACCAATATAAGTCTCGTGTTGTTTTCTTGTTTTCATCTGTTAATTATTTTATTTAGTTTATTTATATTATCAATGTTTTTATCTATTTGCTGAATTGAATCCGCAAACGTATCATTGAAAAAAGTATATTCGACCCCGTCAATTTTTGCCGATATAATGCGCTTAAATTTTATTGTTCGATAGCCCTTTTTTCTGGTGTTAAATAAATTGATATTTTCAACAGCATCTAAATTATACTTTAGCTTTCCGCCCTTTAGATATTTAGTGACCCCTTTGCGAAATACACCCCGGCCCAATGTTTGATTGGCCCTGGTGTAGGTAAGCGAGAAAAACCGGCCGCTTTTAATTTTGTTGTTTAATTCTGTAAAGTTTAAAGTTTCCATAATAATAAAGTTTATTGATTAATAAAATAGTTAATAAAGTGGCCCGCGATATAAAAACCGAAAGCAAATAAATAAAGGTTGATAATTAATTTCATTTTATAAATGTTTTAAAGTTTATACAAATATAAACATTTTATTAACACATACAACAAAAAAAGAAAAAAATCAAGACGCTAAGTGAAAAAAAGTTTTTTAATCCTTTCAACCTTTGCAATATGAAAGTAAACATAGGAACGGGCGCGCGTTATTTACAAAAGATTTTGAATATATCCAAACCCAAAGACTTATCAATAATAAATCTAAATAGTGGATTTGCGGGGGGTACTGCGTTTAAGGGGGTACTGCGTTTAAGAGTCTGGATCCTGGTTCCTGGACCTACTGCGTTTAAGAATTTCGGGGGCACTGCGTTTAAGAATCTACCCCTACTGCGTTTAAGAATCTACCGAATCACATAAGTGCCACGCTTGGCATTGATCTCTGCAAACTGAAGTGCATATCTCATTGCATCGATACAGTGATTCCATTTGTCTATTGGCCGCTCATTGCGAGCGTGCCATACATAATTGTTCAGCTCCTTGATTACATTCTCTGACTTAGCATCTACTATAATCTCATAGTCTTGCATCAGGGCTATCCCTGTAAGGATAGACCCTTTGCCTTTCTTAGCTCCTTTAATATTACAGCCATAAACCTCCTTGAGTTCCTGGATCATTCTAGGCTCATTGTTGTCTGTAATAATTATAGCATCTAATGCGTGTCTTATATTCCTTTCGCCTATTTCCTTCGTAGACAGCCCAGGCTTAACGAAACACTCTTGGACCCACATTATCCTATGCTCAGTGTCTACAGAGCATCTAACGAGCGTTGTGGGATCCGTAGAGAATCCATAATCCTGTCCGTATACAATCTGATGGTAGTCTTTGAATTGGCCAGTCCTCCAGTTGGTGATCACTACACCTTCGGCCTTATCAATCCACCCTCCCATTATCTGGTGGAGATACTTCCTAGGGTTCCT